TTTGCCAGTAGCCGCCATAGACATCGCGACTGGAAAGCCTGCCCTGCAGGTGGTGCAAGATGAGTCCGTCGCCCAGGTAAATGGCAGCGTGATTCGGTACTGGCGATGCGACCTGCATCAGCAGGACATCTCCCGGATTCATGTCGGAGGCCTCCACCACCTGGAAGCCTGCGCCAGCGAAGTTGTCCAGGTACAGGTTCCCGCCGCGCTTCCACCACTCGTCAAAGCGTGCGAAATCTGGCAGATCAATGCCGCGCTCCTGGGCATACCAGTCCCGGATCAGCGAATAGCAGTCGAGCACACCATGGGACCATTCGCGCCCGACCAGCGGGGCAACATAGCCTTGCGGCTGCAATTCGGTCCACTTCGCTGCCGGGAAACTCACGATGAACCAGGGCAGCGCCGTGGCTTCGCAGGCCACCCGGTCGGCCTGGCTGGGCTCGGGGCTCAAGTTGGGGTGGGAATGAAACACCCCCACGATCTCGCCGAGTTGGTCGGCGCGCACATAGTCTTCGGGGTGGATCACGAACTGATCGGTTCCCACCCCGATGTTGCGGCAAGGGACATAGGTCTCCCGGCCCTTGTGAATGACGAGCAGGCCACATGCTTCGCGAGGAAACTCCCGAGCAGCATGGGCCAGCGCCAGCGTCTGGTTAACTTCAAGCATCACCGGATCAACCCCGCTGCAGGAAACCCGCCAAAGGGCAGCTCGGCGTTTGCGCCGAATCGCTTCTGACAAGACACCAGACGTTTGCCACAAGCATCTTGCGCTCGGGAGCTCACGGCTTCGTCATTGGCATTGAAGTAAGCAGTGCCGGTGTAGCCGCACTCGGCACCCCGGTATTGCCAGGGGCAGACGTTCTGCACGATCTGGCGCCGGGGCAGCGACACCCCTTCCAAATCAAAGGCGGCTGCCAACTCGAACTCGACCACATCGCGGGTTTCACGCGACTTGCGGTCAATGAAATACACGTCGTCGGCAAACTCGGCTGAAGGATCGGCCGTGGGGTTGGCGCCTGAGGCGAAGTTCACCGCGTCCAGGTACTTCAAGAGCGTGCGCTTGCGGGTGACCTTGGCCCCCACCAGGTCCTGGTAGGACAGGATGAGCGCGGTGATGCTGCCCGTGACGTTGGCCACCTTCAGTTTGGGACGCGGCACCTGACCGTTGCCGTTGAACTCGAAGCCTTCGGCTTGAATGGGAAACGGTTCATAGGTGTTGCCCTGCCAGACCACCTGATGGCGCAGCTCATTGGTACCCGCGTGAAACCGAACCACCCCCTCGTTGAAGAGAGACAGGTCCAGCACAAAGAGCTCGATGACCGCGCTCGGGGCCAGCTTCTGAATTTCTGAGGTGATCGCTTGGCTGGTCATGACAGATCAAACACCTGCCGAAAGGTGGCGTGGATGTTTTCCAGATTGGGTTCTTCGATGCTGCGGCTCCATTCCTCACAAAGGAACTTGCCCGCAATGCCGCTTGGGGTGGTCCAGTCAAAGGACTGGACCGCGCCCCGTGCGCGCAGAAAGTTGTCGATCGCAGCAGCTTCTACCGTGGACTTGCCCCGGAATTCGAGCGACCAGACCTCGGGCTGCGTGTTGATGCCGTAGGCCAGGCGCTGCTCGTAGCCATCCCCAAAGGAGACCTTGCGGACATTGGGTTTGACGGTGAGGGATGCCCCGATCGAGGCGATCCATGTAAATGTCGCCATGCAAATCCTTCAATGCGTCACTGCCGACGCGGGTCAAGCAGGCCACCGGCCCGCTTCTGGTTGAGCAATTCCTGACGCACCGCACTGGAAATCGCCCGGCCCAGCTCCTTGCCCTCACCTGCATTGGTGGTCACCCCGCCCTCGACCACATTCACCGAGACGTTGAAAACGTCCCCGCCTCCGGATGCGGACTGGTTCATGGTCACGGGGATCGAGCGGCCGTCTGGCAGCGGCACATAGGCTTCGGCCATGGAGCCCTCGCCAAAGACCGCCAACTGAGGTGTGGTGGCCACCCCGCCACTGGCATACGCGCGCAGCGGCAAGGGACCCGACGAGGTCATGACCCCGCCATCGGCAAATCCAAACAGACTGCCCAGCGCCTTGGCCATGGGCAGCGTGACCGCGCGCTGGATCTGGATGCGGATCAGGTCCGAGATGATGGAGGTGGCCAGCGACTTGAAATCCAGCTTGCCCGTCATCACAAAATTGGTGAGCGCATCGGTCATGCCGTTGAAGGCCTTGGTGGTCACCGCCTCCATCTGCTTGCCCACCTGCTCGGTTTCCTCCCCGAGCGTACGGAGTGCTTTGGCAAATCCCGCGCCTGGGTCTGACAACTCCAGCGCTCGTTGGCCCAGGAGCTTCGCGCCATCGGCCGCCTGGCGGGCGGCTTCTTCGATACGCCTGAACGACTCGGCCAACTTGTCATTGCCCGGGGTGGCTTCCACCAGTTCCCGTGCCTTGGCCGCAAAGTCGGCCAATTCATCAGCACTGGACTTGCGGGCATCTGACAAGCGCCTCAAGGCATCGATCTCGCTGATCGAGCCCGTCTCGCGCAGGACCTTGATCTGTTCCTCGGTCGAGCGCAGCTGGCCCTGGCTTCTGGCCACTTGCTCCTGCAGGTCCTTGAGCGTTTCGCCCGGCAGCTTGATCTCGCGCTCGAGGTTCGACTGCTGCGCCTCGCGCTCGAGCTTTTCCCGGCGCAATGTGATCTCAGAGAGCTTGTCCTGGAGCTTCAATTTGTCCTGGGTGGTCTTGGCCACAGTGGCCAAGCCCCGTTTCAAGATCGACTCTTCTTGCGCGTACAACTCGCCCAGACGGTCCGTGAATTCCTGCTGAGCGTTCAGGCGAGCTTCACTGGCTTCCTTGTAGCTGATGTAACCCTGCCCCTCGTACAGGTCGATGATCTTTTGCCGGTCCTTCAGGAGTCCTGTCTCTACATCAGTCAGCCCTTGCAGCTGCTTGATGTCGCTCTCGATCTTGGCCATGGCCGCAGCAGTAAGTGCGCCCGTGGCCGAGTTGTAGTTCAGCTTGGGCTTGGCCGCCTCACCTGCCGCCTCGGTCTCACCTCGGTTGATGGCATCGAACCGTTCCTTGACCGCATCAGCGAGCAAGGGCATCTTCCACAGGTCGACATAGGTCTGGTTGGCCTTCTCGACAATCGCATTGCGTTTTTCCAATGCGGTCTTGAGGGTGGCCTGGTTCTCCTCGGAGAACGGGTTCAAGCCCTTGCCACCGGCCAAAAAGGTGCCGAGCAACTCGATGTCGGCCCAGACCGCCTCGAAGCTGCCCATGACCGCCTTGGCCATCTGGATCACACCGCGCAGCGCATCGATCACGATCGCAATGCCGTAGGCCGTGTCCTGCGCCCAGGTCTTGAGCGTGCCATCGTCGCGCAGCTTGACCATGGCTTCTGCCGTGTTGTGCGTGCCTAGCATCACGGCCTTGAGCTCGCCCACCAGTTCTTCAAGGGCCGGGAGCGCCGCCGTCACGATGGTCTGGGCTACGAAGTTGTGCTCGGCCCGCATCCGGCCCATGGCCTTGGAGGCTTTCTCGGCCGACTCAATCTCGGCCTCCGTGAGCCGGATATTCAGGTCTTGATTGGCAGCCAAGTCCTTGAGGAAAGGCAGCAAGCCAGCACCGGATTTGCCGAACAGTTCGAGCGCAATGGCCGTCTTGCCCGCCCCGTCCTCGAAGTTCGAGAGCTTGAGGGCAATGTCGTTCATCACCTCGGCCGGATCGCGCAGGTTGCCACCCGCATCCTTGGCCTTCACGGCCAGAAACTGCAGGGCCTGCGAGGCGCCTTTGGTCTCATCGTCCAACCCGGCCAGCCCTTTGGAGAGCTTGGTCAGGCCCACCCCGATCTGCTCCATGGCCACACCAGAAATGGTGGCCACGGGTGCAAAACCGGACAGGGCCGTGGCACTCGCCCCGGTCTGCTCGGCCAGATCCTGCAGGGCGGCCACCGTTTCCAGTGTGTGGGCCACCAACTCCTTGAGTGCCCCAACCGACTCGACGCCAATGGCGATGGCAAAGGAGGTCTTGGCTACTTCGGCCACCTTCTCAAGGGAGCCACGCATGGATTCGGCGTGGCGCTCCAACAGCAGCGCACTCTTGCCCAAATCCTCCCGGAAATCGGCCGTTTCCGCTGCGAGTTTGATCACCAGGGAGCCGATATCAGCCATGCTTCATCACCTTATGCGCGAACATGGCCTTGAATCGGGCCACATTGAGCTGGGTTTCATCTTGAGGTTGTTGGGGTTTCGGCTTTTCGAGGAATGGCATGAAGTCCTCGGGCTTGAATGGCCCTGCATCCGTGGCCCGGTGGGCATTGGCAAACGTGGAGGCC